CGCAATTAGCCGGTCCGAAATAACGTGAGCCATACGGATCACCATAAGAAACATTACCAGTAAAAGTATTTGTCGAAGTTCCATATTCTCCCAAATCAGCCGTTACTGTATAAGAGTGAGCAGTCGCTGATGCCGTAACATCTGGGGTATTAGCAACTGTAACAGCACCAGTAGCACTATCGACCTGTGGAAGAACACCCGTTGCAAACCCACTTATAGCAGAAATGCTATAAACAGCATTGGCGTAAGAAGTAGTCGGTCCGGCTGATAATTGCTGTGCTGAAGCTGTGTTTCTAAGTATCCTATCAAACGCAATAGCTGTTGTTGACCAAACAGGAGTTGTTCCTGTGGGAGCGATAATCATTTTAAAATTAATTACGGCTGTGCTGTTATCATAAGGGTCTGTTATCGTATAAAGCCACTCGTAAGTTCCGGGGGCATCAGATGGTGTTCCAGTAACTTGAACATAACCAATCATTACTGTGCCACTACTATCGGTACTAAGTGTTTCATTTAGTCCTGTAGGAAGTGTGCCAGTTCTAGTTGCTGCCGTATTCGAGCTTTGGAAACTATTATCAAAATAAAAAGTATAATTACTTATAGCTGTATTTTGATCGACCATAATATTTTGTGTATAACCACTTGATATAGCGTCACCACTTACCCAATTATTTTTGGTCATTCTAATATTTCCACCACTAACGGCAGATGCACCGCTACCAGTAACTGCTAAAGGATACCTATTTCTTGCCATGTTATACTACTCCTCTATACCATGCGCCCTAACAACCATTCCGTCTACTGTTGTTGTCACAAGTAGCTGTTCTCCTGCACTCGCCATAATGCCAGTCCTTTCGAGAACTTCACCTGCTGATAAAGTAGCCTTGTCATACAAGTCTTGATTGTTAAGAGTGTTAAATCTTTTTAAACGAGTTGTTGTTGTACCATCGGCAAACACATCGATCTTCTTAATAGCATCGCCTTCATTGACACTATCCCAAATGGTTTGAGTAGATAACCACTTCTCACCAGTCTGAGCAGGAGCATCAACACACTTGATAGTAAACCCCATTCCAGAATGTGCAGAGCAATAAGCATATAAAGTAGCAGGAGCGTCAGAAGGAACAGTAAACTCGATTAATCTAGGCTGACCATTATAAGTAGCATGGTTGCTAGTCCAATCGGTGTATGTTGTGGATGTTCCTGTAAACTCTGCCGTTGCAGATGGATTGCCATACTTAAAGGTCATACCTGTAGAATAGGCTGTACCCGGAGATGAAGCATGTGTCCCATCTTGTGTTGTTGAAAATGAAAGTGGATGCGTATTGTTTGTAGCGGCAAGCTGTTGGAATACATAAGTATGTCCTTTAACAAGCTCTACTTCTGGTGTTTTAATACCTTCAATACGATACTTAGATGCACTAACATCAACTGTTAGATACTGCTTTGCCTTTACAGTTACAGCAGAACCCCAAGTTGTTCCATCGTCTGCTGTTGAAGTTGTTGTAAAGTCGTCCCATTGCAGAACAAGATTAGTTCCATCATGGTACATATCTATAAGATTTGCAGCGTCTTTCCCGCTTGGAAAATCAAATGCAGTCCAACCTGTTAATGGCTCATCAGTTGATCCAAAGGTGTTTACCATAATCTTTTCAGTATCAAAAGCCGCATAAACTTTTGTTGCTGAAGATGTAGCATTGACCATTGTTCCAGAAACACCTGTAGGAAGGGTTATGATCGTTGTGTTCCAATGACCGGGGGCTGAAGGATCAGCTTGGCTAGACCAATAAACATTACCAGTAGACATACCAACAATAAATCTTTCGGAGTTTGTCTTTACACCAACCAAACTTGTGATTGATCCACCAAAAGGAATTTGATAATAAGTGCCGTACGAGTTAGTCGTAGAGCGATAATCAGCAATCGAATTAACGCCTGTGCTACCTTTTACATAGAATACAGCATTGTCGGCTTCTACGTTTGTTGCCCACAGAATGTTATCTGTTCCTGTAAAACCCCAGTTTGTTGCAGCCGTTGTAGCCGATCCACCAGATATATAATTGGCGAATGTATAAACTGCTCCTGCATACATATCACGAACGTAGAGTTCTGTGTTATAATAAAAAGGTAAAGGCTCACCTGCTAAAGTAGATGCCATATCAGAGACTGTCCATGTCTGTGCCGCATGGTCTACGATTGCTTTCTTCGGTGCAGTCTTTGCCGCTGGATGGTCAGAAGTTAAAAACAACCTATTTAAACCAGTTCCTATAATATCACGTGGTTTAAAAGAAGAAGTAAAACTATCTGCTGCAGATGTATAATTAGAAAAGTCTGCTGTCTGATAATTTGTACCAGAGATATACACATTTACTGTCGATGCCTGTGCAGCATTATTTAATATGGAAAAATTAAATGTCGCCACTTTTGCACTAGGAACTGTATACACAAGTTCTGTGTCGGCAACATTAACAAGTTTTTTTCCTAAAAGTCCGTTTGCCATTTTTCGTTCCTCTTAGCTTTGGGTTAAGAAATATTGTTTCAAGGGTGATGTGTTGTATGCTGCTAAAGCACTTGCGATTGAAGTTTGTAGAGCATTTAAGGTGGCTTGCTCTGTAGCCGATGCCGCTTGAACTGCAGCCACTTCGGTAGTGCCTGTACCTTGTACGGCAGTTGTGCTTGTTGTTTGCTGTGCTTGTACAAGACCTACACTCGTTGTCCCTTGTGCGGCAACTGCCGATAGGTTGGCATTGCCATTAAATATCTCGATCATACGAGCGAGATAAACAAGATCAGCATTTGGTGTACTTGCTGTTAAAGTATTAAGACGACTACCAACTTCTGTTGCTAGAGCCTGTTGGTCGGATGTAGATATATTAGGCACTTAATGTACTCCCATCAAATAGCGATCCATGTAACTGTGCTAGTAATATGCCTTGACCTATTACTGTCGGGGTTGTTTGGAACGCTTGGTTGGCGTAAGTTTGCGAAAGATCACGAGCGGCTTCTGAAGCAGTTTTCGCAGTTTCTGCATCATTTTTGTGAGAAAGGGCATTGGTTTCGGAAGTCGAAGCATTGGTAGCCGAATTTTCGGCATTAACCCTTTTGGTTTCCATATCCGCAAGCGCGGTAGCTTTAAAGGAATTAAGGTCGGAAAATAACTGAGTGAACGAAGCAATTTCATTGGTTGCCCCATCCGTCCCAATTTTGAGGAACAGTTTTTCGTTTCCGCTAGTATTATCGTAACTAAATGTGAAAACATCTATAGCACCTGTTGTTTCGTTAAATATTTTATTCAGCAAATTCGATAAGGTTATTCCGCCTTTTTCACAGTCCTCCAAGTAAGTATCTAATAAATGCGTACCTGTACTTGCACTTCTAAAATTAAGCTGTTCCGAAGGAACTCTAGTAAAAGCCATTATTTAACCTCTTTTGCAATCTCTTTAAGTTTAGCTAATCTTGAGGTGGACATGTTGACCAATGTTTCCATGCTTGTCATACGACCCGTAACATTGCCCAAATCAGACTGTAAACTTTCTCTTAAACGCAATATAGCATCTTTAAGGGTAGCTATGTCGTCCCTTAATGGTGCTAATTCTTCATTTATTCTGGCATCAGTATATTCTCTGATAACGGCTTCTACCTTTGAAGCTAGATTACGACTGTCGGTTTTCATCTTCTGCCCTCCTTTTAAGAGGAACTAGATTACCTTTCTCTACTTCCTTCTGGACTTGCTCATTTGGTTTAACACTTGCCCCACGCATTTTCTCCATCAACATCATCTGTTGTGAAGGACGTAGACCTTCTTTCATTTGTTCTTTTGAGATTTTAAATTGATCTAGGTCTGATACACCCATTGATCGTATGGCTTCTTCTACAATCTTTCCTGCATTGTATTCCATTGCCATACCAGTTTCGTTTAGGATTTTAAGCATATTAATCCAAGTCTCGGCATTTCGAGCGGGTTCGAGCGGTAATGTTCCGTCTACGACTAGATAATCTATCTCACCCTGTATGTCCTTTAATCCAAAATCTAAGTATCCTTGATCCACCATATTAGATACTTCAGCAGCACTATCGTTGGCGGCAATCCTAATTGATCCATCCTCTGAAAAGAAATCCTGTATGTTCGATACCATCATACGAACCATCGGTCGTATGGACGTAGAGGATATAATTCTGGAAAGAACCCCAAGTCTTTGCGATCCTAATTGTGTTAACCTCTGTATTTCTGTAGCTGTTCTTACCCCGCCTTCGGCTGTCGGTATTCCCTGCTGTGCGTCTGAAGCAGCGCTCAAGCGCTGTTTCAGTAGACCCATAGCCTGTATATCATTCCAATGTCCCTTTGTTACATCTGGTACTTGGGCAATGAAAATGCCTTTACCGGGCTCGGTGCCGGGCATCGTTCTAACAATCCCGTGTGGGTTACGATCAATGAGATCGTTCATTGCTATCTGAGAAGGGTCGGCAAAAATTAAATTAGAAAGTGCCGCCTGTACGTTATCTATACGTGATCGTAGAAGCCACGTAGCTACATCGTGTAATGGTAGTATAAGATCGTAGAGTGACTGCCCGTAGGATTTGTGGGCATCTTGATACAGTCCACCGATCGCTACCGGGAATTGTCTGCCGTATGGATTAAGCTGAAATCGTATGATGACATGCTCATCTAATACTGTTGCTACTAACCAAAGCTGATCCACTTGTGGTAGATTAACTTCATATCCTGCCAGTCTAATCCAACATTCATCGACAACCCGGCTATCCCCTAACGCAAAGAAAGAACCCCCGTTCTCTCTACGATTACGTTCGGCAGGGTCGATAGATAAACCACGTCCCTTTTCTTGATGCCAAGTATGAGCATCCCAACCTCCAGATGGAGGACTTAATCTGTTACGTAAAGATGGATATACGTCTAGCTTCGGATACATCTTAGATTGTTTCAAAGCATCGTAGGAAGAGTAGTCAGAGAAAACTATGAACTGCATCTTGTCCCAATCACCCCATTGTATTCTTGGATCATGGAAAACTCTACGTGGATCGAAGTTTACAATCTCGTTGGTTCGAGTATCAGCGTCCCATATAATTTTTGTAGGAGCGTAGCCATATCGAATACTATCTAAAAGATGTTGAGCTATACGGGCTTCACCTGCCGTACGTCGCATCTGCTGATGAAGGAGACGTTCTATAATAGCTGATGATTTTCTCGATTGCCTATTTAATCCTTCGAGTTGGAACATCGGGTTTCTGCCCGTAAGGGCAGCCATTAAATAAGTAAGAACTGTATCAGCTATGGCACGGCTATCTGCAATGACAGCTTTCTCTCTGAAGGCTGTTGCGTCTGGACGTACATATACGTCGTGCGCCCTGTCAGCTTCCTTCCAATGATCGTACCTACGGGAGATGCGATCGTAGGACATCTGCATAGCTGACTTAATATAATTAACTAAACGCTGTTCCTGTTCCTCTGATAATTCTGAAGATATATCTTCATAAGCCATCAAACGATCTGCATGTTCTGACAGATCGACAATAATACCATCGTCACCCGGAAGGTACTCGGCTCTATAGTTCGTTGTTACTGTGGTGTTCATGTTGAAAACCTAACCTCTTAGTTGTCTGTAGTCGTCCTTATTATTCACCCCAACCCTTCCATGTGGGCTTTTTACCTTTTCCAAATTCTTTGGGATTTGACCAAAAAGATTTGTCATTAAAATCGAGAGTAAAGGCAGGGGGTTTGTAGTATTCGCCAGTTGCGGGTGTTCTTGCAAGCACATCTAGTCCTATCGATAAAGCGTCAACTTGGTCGTCATAAGTACCGCT